AGGTCGCACCAAATGTGTTGTTTGATTGCTTGCTGTTCTTGCATAAGTAAAAGTCAACTCTGTGTAGCCCGTTATTGTGTAAGTGCCGTTAAATACTGCCGTGTCTGATTTGGTAATTGTTACGCTTTGGCCGGTAACAAATCCGTGGGGCTGTGTTGTTGTAATTGTTGCAATGTTGTTGTTTAAACCAGTTGAATAAACAAGTGCTTGGTTATACCAAAGATATGAATCAATTATATCTTGAGCACTTTGACACACTTCTTCAACAACTGAATCTGAATATAAAGTTCCAATTCCGAGATTTGTTCTTAATTCTTGCATAGTCACAAATGTAGCGGCCATTGGATACTCCTTTCAGTTTAGTGGCCAACCCCCTACCGGACTAGGGGTAAGGGGCGGCCGTTCTAGGGTTTAGATCAGGTTAGGTTGTAACGCTGTAAACCTGCTCCGACAAGGGTCTTAACTGCAATAAATCCAAACAATTCCGTTTCAATTTCTCCGGTGCTAGGCACGTTGGTTGAGAGTTGCAGAATTGGTGATTCGTAAATTGCAATTGCTGATGGTGTCACAATGAATGCACAATCATCAATGGTTGTTGAAACCATCTTGCTGTCAATCCAAAGATCTAATCCCATCATATCGCCGCGCAATGAACGCGGTGCAGATTGTCCGTTTGCATTCATAGGGGCCGCGGCATTGAATATGCTTCTTCCCGTGGTATCCAGGCTGCCGATTAATAATGACCAAACAGAAGTGCCTGCAATAAATGCAGATGCAACTTCGCCGGTGCCTGCATAAACTGCTGGTGCAGCCTGTGCAACATAAGCCTGTAAACCTGCAATGGTTGCTGCCTGTGCTGTTGCTTGAGTTCCACCGGAAACAATTTCTGCAATAACTGCTGCATCAGTTGCACCGTTGTATGCTCTTGTCATATTTTCAAGCATTGCATCAAAAAAAGATGGGTCTGCGCGCAAAAGTAATTCTTGACTGTAGCGCTGTAAACCGGCCACTTTCTGTACAGTTGCATTTACATAGGCAGACACAATGCCAGTTTCTGATGGTGCAGCACCCTCAGCAGTAATGGCCTCAGTACCTGAGGTCGTAATTTTTGGATGTGAAATAGTCATTCCACTTGCTGGAAGTGGACGTGCTCCACCAAGTGCATCAATGGTTGGACGTGCACCAATTGATGTATCAATAACTGTTGGCACATATTGCACTGGTGAGAATGCAGGGTTTGTTGTAAATGAATCATCTGCAAATTGCATTGCTTTCTTTGCAACTGCATCTGCAGCGCGAATGTATTGCGCTGAATCATCATTGCCTAAACGTGCATAAATTGAGTGTTGCAAGTAATTAGATTTTGTTTTAATAGGTGAACGCACTTCAGTATGTGCAACTGGAGTGTATGACGGTTGTGAGGCTTCGACCGACTTGGCGGCTTCTACCTCGGGTGCTGGGGTAGCGTTGTCCACGCTGGCCTCACTTTCGGTTGGTTGGGTTGTTTCCTCTACTGGTTCAGGTGTTGCTTCCGTGGCACTGATTGCAGAAACACTAGCAGTGCTGAAAGCCGCGGCCTGTACCAAACTGACTTCACGCAGGCTGGCTTTTGTTACATACAAAATGCCATTGCGTGGTTCTGCTGCATCGACAATTACTCCAACACTTAATCCATCGCGTAATTCTGCTGCTTCAATGAGCGCATCATTACCTTTGGTTGTTGGCGCAACTTTAAAACTTGCGTAAATTCCTGAGGCATCTTCACTTGCACTTTGCATTATTCCAATTGGATCTTTTGCATTGTGTTCTAGTAAAAGTTTAATTTTGCCGCCGGTGTTGTAACTAATGGAACCTTTTTCGAATACAACCTCGCCTGAACTGGTATGCCCAATTTCTCCAAAGGGGACAATCTTGCCCGCAATAATTCGGCGCTCTGCATCCGATGCTTCAACTGTTGTATTAAAGGTTAGGTGTAGGGGCTTCTGATCCATTGTCTGCTCCATTCGGTGAAAGGTCTTCCATCTCTTTGGCCTGATCCAAAGTAATAAGATTTAACGCCAACATTTTTTCAATTACTGCCAAGCGTGTAAGTGCATCTGATTTTAAGAAACTTTCAGAAACATTAAAACGCACTTCATTGCCTCGTGCAGTCAAATCGTCCATTGATAAACGTTCCTGAATTGCGATCATAAATGGCATCAAAGTCATATCCGTAAATTGTCTGCGTTCGTCAAGCACATTACTGTACGTCATTGAATTGTTAAGATCCGCGCTAAGAAGGTATGCAGGCGTATTGCAAAGCCGCGCAATCTCTGTTGCAAACATTTGTTTTGCTTCGTTGTATAACATATCTTTAGGAGAAAAATTATTAGCCTCAAACCGCAAAGTACTAGAGAGATAAGCAGTTGATCTTTGTTGTCTGGCAAGTTTCCACGCGCTTAACAATCCGGTAATTTGTTCTTCAGGCAAATCGGCGCCAGAATTTTGAATGTACCCAGAGGCTTGCGGAGTTTCGGCAGCAATCGCACTTGCTTTTTCTAAATCCAAAGCGGCTTTTATAGTGCGACCACCGCGACCCAATATCCCCAAAGAGTCGAGTGCCTGAAATGTGACGATACTTCCCAGACCGTTTTGTGGTCGCAATCCAGATCCATCAACTGTGTAACCAACAACTAAAGTATTTGTTGAATTTAATTTTTGTGTAACGCGATCATATGAAACCCACGCAAAATTTGACGGCCTGCCACTATCAGCATAAACCTGAGTGACCTCCCAAAAACTTACCCCGTGCATAAACAGGTCTGAAACTGTTGCACTTATCGTTACTGATCTTGGTTGACGGTAATCTGGCTGCTCTAACCAAATTGGTGATTCTAATTCTGCACCCGTTGATTTTTTATACAGGTTCAATTCAATACTGCCAATCACGCCCGTAATCAACGAGTGGCACCTACTCACACTGGGAACGGCCAGTGCTTCAGTGCGTGTTATATAAACTGCTGAATTTAAAAAAGAATAAGCACTAAAGCCATCCATAACAGGTGGGGCATATTGTGCTTGAATAGTAGGTTTACTTTCAGGGATTGCACCATCGACAATGCGCAATGCAGACCTTAAACCCATAGCGGAAGCATACGACAGATCAGGGCAAAATAACCTTTAATGCTTTCGGCGTGTCTAATTGACATAGATGGCTGCAACTGCCTGAGGTTTATTTGCATACCAAATAACCATTGCGCTGGCAATGGCTGCTGCCACTTCCCCGCCTGCTGATTTTCTTCGCACAATTCGCCAACCTGAATCAGTGGTTCGCATAGCGCAAGAGTTCACAGATTCGCTTAATTCATATTGATCTGAGTGCTCAATCCGATTATGGCTCATTGCTGCTAGCATCTCATCGCACGCACTGGCAAATAATTGGCCTGAAATCTCAGTTACTAAAACCCCAGTGTGAGCCAATCGGGCTGCAACTCCTGCACTGGTGTAGCGATCAAACAACAACATCTTAGGTTTAAATCGTTTTATGTGCTCGTTGATTTCGCTGGCCATTCTTAAATCATCGATACTGGATTGGGCATTCCAAGTTTGTAGGCATTTGAGTTTGACCTTATCGCCATTTAATTGCCCTGCCACGAGAGCAGCGTGCCGTCGGCTTGGGGATATATCCATTGCAAAGAATGTCGATGCACCAGGCTCAAACACCATATTCTCCACTTTGTTATCCATCCAGGCATTGATGGGCCAGGGACTCGCCAAATTCTGTACCCATTGCGTAAGCATTTCTGTACGCACTTGGTTTGGCTCACCAGTCAAAATACGGTGCTCAAGGATTTCAGCCGTGATTGTGTGACCCAAAGCAGGATTGGCCTGAGCCCAGGCTTTGGGATCTGTAATCTTCAGCGATGGGTGAGCACTCCATTCAAGCCATCTCAATGAAGGAGTCTTATCTTCAAGGCCCTTATCGCGCAAAGAATTTAACACAGTACTGCTCTTATCCCCTGCGTTTGATACGCATAAAATCTGAGATTCACTTTTTGCCTGTGTCGTGTACAACGCGGCATCCCAGGCTTCGGGTTTTATATCCCGCAATTCATCAATAAATATGAAGGAAAATGAGTAGCCGCGGGCTCCCTCTGAAGTGGCCGCGATGACCATAATTTCAGCACCATTTTTAAACTTGATCCGCTCATTGCCATTAGTGCTGTAAGTCTTCTCCCACAGTTCAAGTAATGCCGGTGTATCTTGGATCAAGTAGTGGATCTGCCTAAATGTATTGACCGCCATATTGCGATTGGATGACATCATCCCAATTGACTTCTCACCAAAGAGATAGATGCCTGCAAGTATCCTTAATTTAGCAAGTTCAGTTTTGCCGTTTTGCCTTGAAACACACAATGCGACAGTTTTGCCAATAAACTTGCCATCTTTAACCAGCAACATATCGTGCAGTGCGTTGATTTGCCAGGGCATCAATTTATATCCAATGGATTCTGCAAATGCTATAACTTCAGGTGCCCGACTGGTTGCACCTTCTACTGGACTTGAAAAAACCCTGGGTGTTGGGCTACCGATAAGCCCAGCCCCCAAAGTCTTTGATACAGGCTCAATTAGTTGCGTTTCATTTGTATGTCCGTTTTGTTGTGATTCGTAGTCATTAGCCAGTTTTGTGGGTTTTTCGGGTAAATTAACCGAAAT